CGTCAGGTCTTCCAGCGGCGGCGTGGGCGTGAAGTCGTAGGAGAGTTTCAGCTTCCCGACCTTCACGTTGCTCTTGTCGTTGAGCGAGGGATCGAACCAACACTTGGCGCCCAGCAGAAAACCCTGACGCACCAGGTCGCGCAGCTTCGCGTTGATCGCCTCGATCAGATCGCGCACCAGCGTGGCGTGCATCGGCTTGTCGCTGTACTCGAAGACGCCCTCGCCGATCGTCGCGGCGACGACTTGCGCGGTGCGCGTGTAGCTCTCGAAGATGAAGGGGCCGTCGTCGCACGTGCGCGAGCCCCAGAAGCGAAAGCCGTTGCGGTTGATCAGCGTGGTGACGCCCGCTTCGTTGAGGATGTCCGCATCGGTGCCTTCGCTCAGGTAATCGAAGAACACGTCCGCGCTGATGCCCGTGACACCATTGACCGGTACGTTGGAGATCACCTTGTGCCAGCCCACGCTCTGGTCGATGGCCGCGCGCAAGCCCAGCGCAACGGCTTCGGTAAGCGCCGAGGTGGTGGCCTTGGCGTTGACGTCGAAGGCGGTGAAGTCCGGCCAGATCACCATCAGCTCGCGTGCGCTGAGCTTCTTGCGGAATGCCAAGGCCTCGCTGATTGTGGTGCAGCCGCGTGCACTCACGTACGCGAACGCGCCGAGGCGTTTGCAGAGGATCGCCAGCTCTTGCGCGACCGCTTCGTTCATGAGGCCCGGTGCGCCGATCAGGCGCGGGCGCACGCCCACGCGTTGCTCGGCGGTCAAGAGCGCTTTCAAGCCCGTGTAGCGGCCTTGCTCGTTCGTCGTGCCGATGACATGGGCCGTGGTGGTGGCTTCGTCCGCGTCATCGCTGACGCGCACGATGATCACTGGGCAGCGCACCTGGTCCGCGATCGCTTGCAGCGCTTTGGCCAACGTGCCGCGAAGACCTGCCGCGGCGATACCGTCCTGCGGATTCGTGAGCAGCACCGGTGTATCCAGCGGAAACAGCTTGGCGTCCGCTTCCGGTGCGGTGGCCACCAGGCCGATCACGGCGGTGGAGATGGTCTTGAGGGTGGGCGCGGCATCGGTGGTTTCTTCGATGCGCGCGCCGTGGTGATAGGCCGTCGACATGGCGGAGTCCTTACGGGGTGGTGGAGGCAGGGGAGGCCGCGACAACGTCGGGCGGTGACGGGAGCGCGTCGGTCGGCGGTTCGACGCCGAGCTGGTCGATGACGTGTTGCGCGCCGTCGCCGGTCCAATAGACGAACCCGCGGAAATCGGCGACGCGTTCCCACTGATCAAGCGCGGCGTTCCAGCGCGGCGCCTGATGGACGTCCAAACGCGGCGGCGCGAGGATCGTTACCGTGTCGGGCAAGGGCTCGCCAGGGGCGGGGCTGGGTACGCGCTGCGCGGTGGACTTGTCCCACACCGGTGTGCGGCTGTAGTCGGGTACCTGGCGCCACGCGAGGGCAGCGCGATCCCACACGTTTTGCAGCGGCTCGTGTGCACTGAACACCGGCGGAGCATCCGCCGTCACGCTGTCCGGCAACGTATCGCCCAGCGCGAGCGCGTTGGCGACAGGGAGGCCTGTGGCGGTGTCCCACAGCATGACGCGGCGAAAGTCGGGAACGATGTCCCATGCGGTGCCGTCGTCGTTGAGCCGTGCACGACGATGCGGGTCCACGATGGACGGCGGCGCGATGGCCACGACGTTGCGCGGCAGGTAATAGGTGCCCTCCAACGGCGAGAGAAACACCTCGACGGGGCCGAGCAGTTCGCGGGTGGCTTCGTCGAAGCTGTACGCATGCTTGGCAGTGGGCAGTTCGGACGTGTCGTGATCAGACATGATGAAACCCAAGTCAGTAAGCGATGAAATGGAACATGTGCGTACCGGCGGCAAGGTTCTCGTTGCCGCCGGCGGCCGCGATGGTGAGCGTGTGGCTGTGGCTGCCGCCGTTGGCCAGCGACGCGCCGTGGGTGTGATCGCCCACGGACGCGATCGAAATCGTGTGCGAGTGCGCGCCGGCGCCGTTCATGCCGATGTTGTGGCCGTGATTGCCTTGCCAGTCCGTGCCGAAGTTGTGCGCGTGGTTGCCGGCGTCGTTGGTCTGGCGCTGCATGTTGCGGAAGGCGGGACCGCCGCCGCCGACATAGTTGGACCCGGTGCCATCGCCGAACAGGCTGTTCAAGGTGACGTGCGAGTGCTGGCCTTGCGCGTCGGTCGAACCGCTGTGCGCGTGGTTGCCTTGGCCATCGGTCCATGCACCATGGGCGTGATCGCCGACACCGCTGGCACTCGCGCCGTGGCTGTGGCTGCCAGCGGCGGTCAGCGAAACGGTGTGCGCGTGATCACCGGCGGCCGCGGCCGTTGCGCCGTGGGTGTGCGTGAGCAACGCACCGGCGCTGTACGTGCCGACCTTGCTGGCATCGACGGTGGCCTTGATGACCGTGCCTTCACCGAGGCGCGGCACGTTGAAGGTGGTGGCGCCATCGCCCGCGCCGTAGGTCGTCCCGATCGCGGCGAACAGGTCGGCGTACTGCGTGCGCGAGATCGCCGCACCGTTGCACAGCAGCGTGTAGGGCGGTGCCTGCTGGCCGGCGGTGACGATGATTTGCCCCGGCACGTAGCGCGCCCGCGCATCGAGCTTGGCGGCCAGCGCCGCGACCAGGCCGGTGATGTCGTCCAGCCCGTGCGCGTGCTTCGATGGTGGAAAGGTCGGGCCGAGCGCATTGAGCACGTCGCCGTTGGTGGCGAGCGTCAGGAGTCCCTTGATGTAATCGGACGGCGCACCGACACCGAAGCGGGCGTTGAGCGCGGCCAGCAGCGCGGAGGGCGGCACCGCTTTTTGCGATTCGCGGCCGGCCTTCGCTTCCTCGTTCGTGGCGAGCTTCACCACGCCCGGCACATCGGTGGTCGCGGCCGGGTTCTGGAAGTTCGTGTCGCCGAAGGTGATCTGCGTGGCGTCGAGATCGGCGAACTGGATGTCGACCGCCAACAGCATGAACGCCTGGCCGGACTTCTCGACGATGGGATCGGACTGGCCGTACGACGCAAACAGTGTGCCGTCGTCCAGATACAAGCCGAAGCCGCGCACGGTGTAGACCACGCCGATCGTGCTGTCGCTGACCGTGACATGGATGGTGTCGGCGCTGGTCGCGCCGCCGGCGATGGTCTTGATGCGCTTGATTTCGTTGGGCAGGGCCTCGCCCGGATTAAAGGACGTCGCCGTGATACCCACCGACGCGATGCGCACGGCGTTGCTGCCATCGCCCTGGGCATTGCGCAGGGCGGCGCGGCCGGCGCTCGTGACGGCGACGGTCAACGGCATATCAGTTCACTCCCTGAAAAGTGAGGTGGGCATAGGCGACGGGGCGTGCCTTGGCGATGACGCCCACGGCGCTGCGCGCGTTGATGCCCTGCGTAAAGGTGAAATGGTCGCGCGCGGATTTGGCGCGCTTCACTTCAGCGACGATGTCGTCCACGAACGCAGCAGAGGTGCCTTCGTGGGCGTCCTCGGTGACGCTGATCGCCATCTGGAACGTAAAGGGCTCACCCGGCGGGTCTTGCTCGAACCAGGGCCGCAGTTCCACATGACCCCCGAACGAGGTCACGACGTCTTCGACCGATTGCGCGGTGCCTTGTCGTTTCGCAATCTCGATCGCATGCCGCACGCGCGAGCGCTTCACGGCTTCGGACCAGTACGGCTTCCACGTGCGCACGCCCAACGACCAGGCGAGCCAGGGCAGAAACTTCGCCGGGATCGTGTCGGGGTTGGCCAGCGTGGCCAGCGGCGCGTCGATGGCGAGCATCGTCACGCACACCTCGGCAAAAGCCCGCTCCATCGGCGTGGCGTTGGGCGGCACCAGGCTATTCACCGATGCCTCCTGGGCGAACGTCGACGCTTGTGCAGTAACCCGCTTCGGTGTCACTCATGACGAGCGTGGTGCTCGGCGTCAGGTCGAGCACGTCTTCCACGCCCGGCACCTTCAGCGCGGCGTAGAGGCCCGACAGCGTGATGTTGCGACCAATGCGGCGCGACTCGGCGAGGTATTTGGCCAGGCTCTTTTGCGCCTCGGCCAGCACGACCTCGGAATCCGGGCCGACGTAGAACGTGAGCGTGGCCGACACGCTGAAGGGACGCACCACGACCGGTTGCACGATCACCTTGTCGGTCAGTAGGCGCCGCGTTTTAACGGCCATGAAATCGGTGACGGTTTGCAGCAGGTCGGGTGTGGGTGTGCCATCGCCCTCGCGCGCCATGACCGACACCACGACACTACCGGGCGTGGGGCTGCTGACTTTGGCATCGAGCACCTGGCCCGACGCACTGCGCGCCAGGAATTCGTAGGCGTCAGCCGGACCGGCGGTGGAGTAACCGGTAGGCGCGAGCTGGCAGCGGTACAGCAGGTCGTCGTCCGATTCCCATACGGCGTCGATGCCTTGCTCGGGAATGGCGGGGCTGATGAGCAGTCGTTTGACGCCAAGACTGGCGGCCCAGTTATCGAGGTCGTTGCCGCGCGCCGTGGGGAGGAAGCATGCGCGTGCATCGTCATTACGCTTCTGCCGTTCCTGCAGCACGACGTAGGCGAGTACTTGCAGATTTTTGCGGATCGGATCGGATTCGACGGTGGCGGTGTAGGCTGGCCACTGCTCGATCATTTTCGCTTCCGCCATGGCGAGGATCGACTCGTAGTCGAGCGGTTCCACCACGTCTGGTAGCGGGAGTTGGTTGAGCTGGATGGCGTCCGTCATGCGCGTGCGCCGCCCAGCGCGACCGAGACGGACAGATCCACGGTCTCGCCGGTGTCCTTGCGTGTGCAACCTAAGTCGAGCACCCAACGGCCTTGCAGCGCATCGATCACGGACATTGCGACACGCGTTAGCGTGAGGCGGGGTTCCCAACGCATGAGAGCCGTTGCCGTCGCGGCGTAGAGCTGCACGCGCGTGGCGGCATTGGCGGGTGCATCGATGAGATCCGGCACGCGGCTGCCGTAATCACGGCGCATGATACGTGTGCCCAGCGGTGTGGACAGGATGTCGGCGATGGATTGCGCGAGATGCGCGTCGCCGCTCAAGGCTTTGCCGGTGCGTGCGTCCATGCCCATCATGGCAGCGGTTTTCCACTGACGCCGGCACCGGGCTGCACCTTGTCGTGCGGGTGATTCGCCAGGCTGATGCTGCCGGCCTTGACGTCGGTATCGCTGGTGATGGCTTGGCTTGCGTGAATGCTCTGCTGGAACGTCGCGGCCTGTGCCACACTCAGCGCGCCGTCGATGGTTACGTTGCCGGTGAGGGTGATACCACCCGGTGCCGTTACCGCCACGCGACCATCGGCGGGTAGTGTTGCCTTGAGTAGGTGTGCGGCCTGGTCGTACAGCAGTACCGCCCCATCACGAAACGCCATCACCACCGTGTCGGCGTTGGCCTCCACGGGTATGTCGTGGGCATCGCAGAACAGGCTGCCGATGGCGACGGCCGCGCCCACGTCGCCGTTGGGCGACAACACCACGACTTGCTCGCCGATATCCGGTGGCGACCACGACTTGGTTTTGCCGGCACGCGTTGACATCCACGCAATGGGGCGGGTGAGCAAGCCGCCGATTTTGACTTGCACGCGTTTACCGGCAACGGCTTGCACCGTGCCGAAGCGGATCAGATTGGCGAGTTGACGCGGGATGTCATCGGACATGCCCGCCATGCTGCAGATGACGAAGGACGCGCGCAGCCTGCGGTGGTTCTGTACAGCGTTGCTTAGAACAGCTCAGGTCTGCAGCGATGAATACGGCGATGTTGCTATTTCATCGCGACAATATCCGTTCCCAATCCAGGGACTAAGTCCACTTCCCACAATCCCCTGCGTTCCCCTTCCTCCAGAGCCTCTTGAACGCAAGCCAGTTCGGGAGGCAGATGATCCACGTGTTCAAGGAAGGCGATTTGAGCGTTTAAGCCAGAAATCACCCACGCTTTACGGGATGTTGAATAGGTCGACTGCTCTCTCATCTCCCGCAAAAGGAGACGCAAATAGCCATCTATGTCCATTCCGGGTATCCCCCTGATCACGTATTTCCAGCGATAGCTAGCCCCGTCGTTCTGAGCCCGCTGACCGCGTACTAGGTATTCCAGTACATGATCGCGCCCCCTTTTCCGGCTTTTGCCGTGAAGATCAAAAGGAGGCGTTTGAGCTATCTCACCATAGGCCCACCGGGGACGACTTGATCTATGTCACCCGCTTGATGCCCCCGCGCCAGACGCGCGCCGCGTCCGAGAAGTCTCCTGGACGCCCTCATGCGCGACGTTGGCTCTGAGCCAGCCCGGTGCGGAGCTTGGCGAACATGGCGTCTTTCCAGCGACGGATCATCGCGTCGTCCGCGTAGACCTTAAAGAAATGCAAGGCAATCATTTCGATTACCGAAACACGACGATGTCCGTTCCCAATTCAGTGTCGTAATCCATTTCCCACAAGCCTCTGCACACCCCTTCTTCCAGCACATCTTCAATGGATGGCAACTCCGGGGGAAGATTCACCTGCTTTTGCTGCAAGATGGTATTTAGATGCGGTACTGAAATCGCCCAAGCATCTTTGGCTTGTGAAAAGGTTGAACCGTTTTTAATGACCCGCGCGACAACGCCGAAATAGTCCTGAAGATCCATAGCCGCTGATCCCTCCTCGAGACCATCTAGCATCTGGTTGCTGTCCGGCCCATCCTAGCAAGTCCATCAGGCTTGGAGGTATTCGAGCAGACGATCACGTACCCTTTCCCGGTCGATCGCCGTGAAGCCCAGCAATGGACGTGCGGGATATGTCGCCATGGGGCCGCCAGGCGTCACGTGATCCATACGGCCTTCTTGATGCACGCGCGCGAGGCGCGCGACACGTCCGAAGAAGCCGGCTTCGGCACCGTCGTGGGTGACATTGATTTTCAGCCAGCGCGCCGTACGAAGCTTAACGAACATGGCCCCCTTTCGACGACGAATGGCACCGCGCTTTTCACGAAGCGATTCCACTTGGCGCTTGCGCGCGGCATAGGGCGTGCCATCGGGTGCGAGCTGAGCAGCAATCCGTCGCTGCTGCGAGCGACGTACATCCAGCGCGATCGTGCGCGCGAGCTGTCGGCGCTGTGCCGGCGCGAGCTTCGCCAGCAGCGGTGCCGCCCATAATTCCAGTTGCGTCAGGGCGTCTGCCACAGCCATGCACTCGTCGGATCGGCCGGCGGTTCGGCAGGGTGATCAAAGCGACCGTCATCGCCTGCATACACCGCTTCGGTCAGATCAATCTCGATAGCGACGTCGGCCAGCTCCGCCGTCATCAATTCACACTCGAAGCGAATGCCGCGCTCCGCTTGCGTGGGATTCTTGAGCATGTCCGGCTGCTCCACCGCCACCCAGGCGGCGACCGCCATGGCGAGCGTATCCATGTCGCCCGCGAAGTCCTGCAGCACCGCGGTGAGTTGGTAGCTGTATTGCCAACCCACACTGGCGGTACCGCTCGCCACCAACTTGCCCTTTTCCACAAAGATGGAGAGGCGCTGTGGATCGTTGGCGAGATCCGGCAGCGCGGCGAGCAGTGCCGTGCGGAAGCGCTCAGGTTTGTTCATGGCGACGCTCGCTGCAACGCGTTGCGTTCGCGGACCCAGTCTTGCAACGCGCTTAGTTGCGCTACGGTTTCGTGGCAGATGCCGTAGTTGGTAACGATGACGCCTGCGGCTGTAGAGGCTGCAACGTCCGAGGCGGCTGCATCAGTGGGGCCGGCGGCAGGAAGCGTGGACAGGCCGGACGCGGCAGCGTCGTGCAGGCGGACAAAGCCCCAAGGCAAAGGAAAAGCCCGATCGGTCGCAGGCGTGACATAGCTGGGAATCTCCCGTTGCAGCGTTTGCGTGGTGTCGTGGATCACGCGCACGCGATCCACGTATTGCGTGATGACCTTGACGTCGAGCCGGGCGGCAGAGGCTTCGAATTGCGCCGCCAATTGCTTCGCCTGCGCATCGGCCAGGCGCGAGATCAGATCCACCGATCGATGGCGCTGCCATACGATCACGGCCAGCGCGGCGATGAGCAGCGCGGCCAGGAGGAGAGCGAGGGGCTTCAGCAGCACGCTCATGCCGCGTGCCTCGCCCGTTCGTCGTGGGCGTCTTCCATGCGACAGCGCGCGATCTCGCAGTTGACGCCATCGAGTTCGATGCCGATGAAGTGGCGCCCTTCCAATAGCGCCGCCACGCCGGTGGTGCCGCTGCCAGCGAACGGATCGAGGATCACACCGCCCGGCGGGCACACACGTACGAGGGTGCGCATCAGTTCCGTAGGCTTGCCGGTAACGTGATGCTTGTCTTTCTGCCGGATCGATTCGACGTGGTAGCCGGGCAGATAACCCACCTCCACGCGCGGCGGCATCTCGCCCTTGCTACCCCATACCGCGTATTCCGCGCCGTTGCGAAAGCGACCGGGGCCACTCGGACGCCCCGCCGGCTTCAACCACGGCACGATGCCGCGCCAGGTCGCGCCGGCGGTCTGCAATGCATCGGTCGTGCTGGGGAGTTGCCGCCAGTCGGTGAACAGCACGACTGGCGAGCCGGGCTTGGCGACGCGCAGACATTCGGAAAGCCACAGCGTGACCCACAACGTCCAACTGCGCTGGTCGCGGTTGTCACCGCTAAAGCTGTGGTAGTCCCGCTTCGTGCCGGTCTGCACATATTTCTTGACCGGCGATTGTTGGCGTTGCGTCATGTGCAGACCACCGGAGCTGTACGGTGGATCGGTGATGACGGCGTCGACCGACGCATCGGGGAGGGTACGCAGGAAGGCGAGGGCTTCGCCCTGATGTAGCTGAAACGAGGACAAGGCTTTACATCTCCACACGGTTGAGCACCCAGCCAAAGAGGTATTTGCGCTGGGACGGTTTGGATTCGGTGAGTTCGAGATAGCGCGTGGCCTGCACGCCGTTGAGGCCGCGCAGCAGCACGGTGATGCCCTGTGGGCCACGCCACCGCAGGAAGGCGCGCAACGCATCGAGCGTGACGGCGCCAATGCGGCCGTCGACGTGCAGATCGCCGTAGCGGCTGCCGGTGTCGTTGAAGCCATTGAGCCAGCGCTGCAAAAACATCGCGGCCATGGCGGTACCCATGTTGACGCCGGTATCGATCAGCTCCGCGCCGATGTTGGGCTCGATCGCGACCACGTCCGCGAAGCGCGGTTCGTCCACGTAGCGCGTGCGGTAGATCGCGCGCGCGACGGCTTCGGGCAGGTCCTTCATCGGGCCGGTGTAGCCGTAGGCGCGCGCCGCGGCGAGGGTGATGCCCCAGCGCGTTTCCTTCCCCGGGTCGTCGGGATCGTTCGTGTACGTGTCCCAGCCTTCGGCCTTCATCACCGCGGTGATGAGCTGATCGATGCGCTGCTCCGGGAACACGATCACCACGTATCCCTCCGCACGAGCCATGCAAACCAGGCGCGCGGTGCGCGCAGCAAGTGCGCGATGTTGCCGCGATGGATCAGCAGCCCGATCGCGATCGCCAGGGTCAGCAGCGCCTCCCACGGTCCCGGCGGCGGCCGAATGCCGCACACCAGCTTCACCGCCGTGGCGGTGCACGCGACGATCAGCGCCCACGCGATCCACGCGATGACGTGACGATGCCGCGAGACGCCACGGCGAAACGTCAGCAGGCGCAGCACGATGACGAGGCAGGCCACAAGCTGCACCAGCGGCCAAAAACCGAGCGCGATGGACATGATTACTCTCCTTTACGAAGCAGGGTCGAGAGATCGAACGCCTTGGCGCGTTCGATCAGTTGCACGGTGAGCGTCACAACGAGTGCGCCGGCCAGGAAGGCGGCGATGGCGGGGCTGTGCAGCGGCAGATGCGCGAGCACCTCCGGCGCGGCGAGATAACCGACCACCGTGCTGATGACGAGATAGAGCACGCGACGAGCCAGCGGCAGATCGCGCGCGCTGGTGACGAACAGCGCGGCGCCCGCGACGGCGCCGACCAGGGCGTTGCCATCGATACCCGGGAGGAGCGTGGTGGTGGCGGTCGCGGTGCCTAGCGCGGTAGCGGTAGCAAGCGTGGTCACGGTCGGCTCGGACATCATCAATCCCAGAGTTGAAGGGTGGCGAGCACGCGCGTGCCCACCTCGCGGGCGTCGGGCAGCACCACGGGCGTGCCTGTGGGAAGCACCGGACCGAGCGCGGCCAGGCCGCGATTCATTTCGTAGACCGTCTCGACGACCCCGGCGGTGGTACCGAACACGCGCCAACAGATCGCATCGACCGTGTCGCCCTGGCGCGCGTAAAGGGTCTGCGCCATTCAAAGCAGCTCCACCACATTGCGCGGACGCCCGAGGATGTCGGCCACCGCCCAGCGCGCATTGCGCCGAAAATCATCGGCCGCATCGCTTTCGCCTTGGCCGCGATAGTCGCCCGCGCGTGTGTTGTCCCAATCGCGGTATTTCTCGGCGATGTCCGCTTGCACAGTGCTGGCCACCGCGCGCAGGTAGCGATGCACGAGCGCGCTTGCGCCGGCGATCGTTTCGCCGATGTCGGCGGCGTTCTCCCAGCCTTCGCCGATACGCGTGGCCTTGTACGTCGCGAGCTGTGTGTTCACATCGAGCATGGCTTCAATGGCACTCGCACGCAGGCGTTCCGCCGTGACATTGCCGGTCAGGCGCGTGGACGCGCGCAACACGGTGAGATCCACATCGGGCCAAAAGCCGTCGTTGGCGATCGTGCCTTCGTTGCTCGGTGTGGCGACGGTGCCGCCGTTGGCGATGGGACTGCCCATGGACATCCTTTAAAAAAATCCGGCGGTGGACGGGTGGGTCACGGCATGCGTGGACGCATCGTTCGCCACCCGTGCCGCCGGGGCGCCGGGGGGAGGCTCAGGCGCCGCGGGATCGCGGCGAGGGGTGGCCGGCGTTCGGGCCGGAGGCCGTTTGACGCAGTCGGCGTTCCAACTGCTCCATGTCTTTTTTCGCGCCCACCTTGTCGTGCAGCTCCACCGCGCGGCGCAGGTGATCGAGTGCCGCGCTCGGATCGTGCTCGGCTTGGTGCCGCCCGATGGCGAAGTGCAACTTGGCGCGCACCTGGTCGGGCATGTCGCGTGTAGCGGTCAGTGCAAGGATGGTTTCCAGCACGCCCACATCGAACGGCTTGCCCGCGTCGTACGCCTTGAGCGCTTGCACGGCCGGTTCCTCGGCCACCAGCGTGGCCGGCGTGCGCTCGAAGCGATCGGGCAACGACAGGTTGTGATCGAGCACGTAGCGAGCGACCTCCAGCGCACCGGCGTAGTCGCCGACATCGATGCGCCAGGTCAGCACGTAGCCGAGCACGTCATCCTGCACGCCCTGGCCACTGGCCAGCACGCCCGACACATACGCGTCGTAGTCGCCCAGAATCTCGCGCTTGATCGCGATCTTGCGTTCGACCGATTGCACCTGGTGCAGCCGGCGGCGGTCGGTGTCGAGCTTGGCGCGCATGAGGCGATGCGCGCGGGAAGTGGACGCATCCACTTCCGCGCCGGGCGCCGCCTTGGCGGTCGCTCGTGCCGCTTCCACACGCATCAGGTGGGCTTGGGCGGGGGAGAGCATCGCGTGACTCAGCCGCCGGTCGACCAGGTGCCCAGCACGATGTTCTCGACCATCACCGCGCCCTGCAGGCGTTCCACCACGTAGGCGTCGTTGCTGGACTGGTAGTCGGCGACCTGGTCGTAATCTGGCTCGTCGCGCAGCAGGCGACGACGTGCGCCGGCCTGGTAGTAGATCGAGAGATTGTCCGGACGTGTGATCAGCAGCGAGTTGCCGGGGAAATACGGAAGTCCCAAGCCCTGCAGGCCGCCGATGGTCTTTTGGCTCACCAGGATTTGCGTGGCCAGCTCATCCGTCGCACGCTGCTGCTGGTTGATCTTCGGGAAATACTTGTCGTGCATCAGCTTGCGGCCGACATGTACGCGCAAGCCGGTGTCTTCCTGGAACCACGGAGCCAGCAGCAGGATGGCGTCGTACACCAGTGCGTCGAGGTTTTCGTAATCGCCGCCCGGACCGACGCGCACCTGCTTGCTGCCGGCCTTCGCTTCGCTCATCACCTGCGCCGGTGCTTGTTCGCGCAGGATTTGCAGCCAGCCCTTGTTGACGTCCTGCAGCAGCGGGTTCTTGCCGATGTCGGTGTCCTCGGCCACGCTCGTACCGTTCCAGCCGATCATCAAGCGGTCGAGCGCCTGTTGTGTCACCAGCATGGTGGACAGGCGCGTCTGGAAATCCGGGAACTTCGCCCACGCATCGAGCGTGGCGTAGGGGAAGGACGTGTCGAAGTTGGTCTGGTAGCAGGTGTAGGGCTGCGCATCCATGTCGCCCAGGTAGCGCGGCATGCGCTTTTTGTTGGCGCTGGTCTTGGTGCGGCTGGCGACCGGGCCGGCGACACCGAGGTGCAGCTTCTCGCCGGTCTTTTCGGTGACCGGATGCACGTTGACCAACTTCAGGTAATCGCTCGATTCCTGGATGCGGTTTTCCATCGTCTGCTGGACGGAGGGCTGCACATCGAATTTCTCCGACGCGCTGGCCACGCCATTGAGTTTGGCTACCTGGGTGGCGAGCGCATGGAACTTGACGCGGGTTTCGTTCTTCATGGGTGTCCTTGTGGGGAAACAGGGAAGGCGTGACGCGTGCGGGTTAGAAGTCGGTGAGCGCGTCGTCGGTGCCGGTGGCTACCGGACGCGTGGCAGTGGCGGCGGGCGTGTCGTTGAACCACTGCTCCAACGCGGCCACGCGCGTGGTCATTTCGGCGAGCTGCTGACGGGTTGCCTTGACCTCGGTGTCCACCTGCTCGAACTGGCGCGCGGTCTGGGCGCTCTGCGCTTCGCCGTGCTCGGCCACTTCCTCCAGCGCGGCTTCAATATCGGCGAAGCGGCGGGTGTCGTTGGCATCCTTGCGCGTGAAGAGCTTGCGCACGCGCTCCAGGATGCTCGGCGCCTCGCTCTCGTCGGCGAATTCGATCAGCGTTTCCACCGCGGCCGAGAAATGGTTGTCCGGGTGCTGCTTGCGCGCGGCGAGCGGATTGGCGTCCGGGTTGGACGCGGCAAATTGCAGCATTTCGGTACCGAGGCTGGCCGGGTTGTCGGTGACGGCCAGGCCCACCAGGTACGCCTTGCCGGTGTCGGCAAACTTCGGGTTGACTTCGATGGACGTGAAGACCTTCTGACCCTTCTGCGTCAGGGTCACCAGGTCGTCGGTGGGGCTGATCACCGCGAACAATTCCAACTTGCCCTCGGCGTTCTGTTCTTGCGAGAGCGCATCGACAAAGCCGTAATTGCGAAACGGGCCGTCCGGCAGCAGGCCGCGGATGTGTTCCAGGTTGATCGTCGCGCGGTACTTGGCCGGGTCGTAGCTCGCGGCCATCTGCGTAATCCATTCGCGCTGGATGGTGCGGCCATCGACGGTCGCGCCTTCGGTCGCAACGCGGAATTTCTTGGACTTCTTGGCCATGCGGATTGCCTCGGCGTGAATGGAGTCAGTGATAGGTCGCCAGCATCGGGACCACCACGCACACCGGCAACGAAGCGTGGTTCTGTATCGCGCCACCGAGAACAGCGCACGGCCCAGCGCATGCAGAGGCGTCCCTACGCTGTCGCGCATGCTCATGCCTTCCGTCGCCACCGATCCGCGCACGCTCGCGCGCAGCCTGTTCTTCCAAGGGTGGAGCGTGACGGCCATTGCCGAGCACATCGGGCAAGCACGTTCGACCGTGGAATCGTGGAAACAGCGCGATGGCTGGGCGAACGCGAAACCGATCGATCGCGTGGATGCGGTGCTCGAAGCGCGGCTATGCCAGTTGATCGCCAAGGATTGCAAGAACGCGCACGACTTCAAGGAAATCGATCTCCTGATGCGCCAGGTCGCGCAGATCGCGCGCGTGCATCGCTACGAAGCACCGGGTGGCCACGAAGGCCATCTCAATCCCAAGGTGGCCAATCGCAACGCCGGCCCAAAGAAGAAGCCGACCAAGAACGAGGTCAGCCCCGAGCAGGCCGCGCGCTTACGCGAGGCCTTCATGGATTCATTGTTCGACTACCAGCGCCGCTGGCATCAGGCCGGGCTCGCGCTGCGTATCCGCAATATCCTCAAATCGCGCCAGATCGGCGCGACCTGGTACTTCGCACGCGAGGCCTTGGACGATGCCATCGGCACGGGGCGCAATCAGATTTTCTTATCAGCGAGTCGCGCGCAGGCGGATGTGTTCCGCCAATACCTCACGCAGTTTGCGAAGGACGCCGCGGAGATCGAACTGAAAGGCGATCCGATCATTCTGCCGAACGACGCAACGCTCCACTTTCTCGGTACGAATGCCCGGACCGCGCAGAGCTATCACGGCAACCTGTATTTCGACGAATACTTCTGGGTGCACAGCTTCCAGACGCTGCGCAAAGTCGCGTCCGGCATGGCCATCCACAAGAAGTGGCGGCAGACGTATTTCTCGACGCCTTCCGCGCTAAGCCATGACGCGTATCCGTTCTGGTCAGGTGCGCTGTTCAACAAGGGCAGGGCGAAGGCTGATCGCATTACGTTCGACGTCAGCCATGCGGCCCTGGTGAACGGCCTGGTGTGCGCGGACGGCCAATGGCGGCAGATCGTCACCGTGCTGGACGCGATGGCCGGCGGGTGTGATCTCTTCGACCTGGACCAGTTGCGGCTGGAATACAGCGCTGAGGAATTCCAGCAGCTCCTGATGTGCGAATTCATCGACGACTCCGCGTCGGTGTTTCCGTTTGCGCTGGTGAAGCGCTGCATGGTCGACAGCTGGGAGGTGTGGGACGACGTGCGCCCGTACGCGCCGCGCCCGCTCGGCGATGCGCCGGTGTCGATCGGCTTCGATCCGTCCAAGGGAGCGAGCGGCGGCGATCCGTCCGGCTGCACGGTGAGCGCGCTGCCGACGCCGCAGCGTGACCTGTTTCGCGTGGTCGAAAAGCATCAGTGGCCGGGGCAGGACTTCGACGCGCAGGCCGGCCAGATCAAGCGGTTGTGCGACATCTACCACGTGGTGGACATCGCGATCGACACCACCGGCATGGGTACCGGCGTGTACCAGCTGGTGAAGCAGTTCTTCCCGATGGCGCGCGCGATCCAGTACTCGCCGGAAACCAAGGCGCTGATGGTGATGAAGGCGCAGGACGTCATGGGCAAGGGACGCCTGGAATGGGATGCCGGCTGGACGGATCTCGCCGCCGCGTTCATGGCGATCCGCAAAACCCTAACCCCGAGCGGGCGGCACGTCACCTATGACGCCAGCCGTTCGGCCGATGTCGGCCATGCGGATCTCGCCTGGTCGGTGATGCATTCCCTTATCTACGAACCGCTGGAAGGCCGCAGCGGCCACAGCCAAAGCTTCATGGAGATCTACGGATGAGCAAGCGCAAACGTCAGCGCGGCGACCAGGCCGCCGAGCCCAAGGCGAAAGCCCACGCCTTCACCTTCGGCGAGCCGGAACCGATCGATCGGGCGTCGCTGCTCGAGTACGTGCAAGTGTGGAACAACGGGCGCTGGTACGAGCCGCCGGTGAGCCTGCTGGGCTTGTCCAACATGCTGCGCGCGGCGCCGCATCACTCGTCCGCCATCTTCATCAAGCGCAACCTGCTGGTGTCGTCGTTCGTGCCGACCAAGTACCTGTCGGTGGCGGACTTCGAGGCCTTTGCCACGGACTATCTGGTGTTTGCGCATGCGTACCTGGAACAGATCCCTTCCATGTCCAAGCGGCTGCTGCGGTTGAAGCGCTCCCCGTCGCTGTTCACGCGCGTCGGTGTGAACGGTGGGCCATGCTGGTTTGTGCCGTACTCGGGCGAGGCGTTCGAATTCCAGAACCCAGTGTGTCAGCTCCTGGCGCCGGATGTAAGCCAGGAAATCTACGGTGTGCCGGAATATCTGAGTGCGCTGCATTCGGCGCAGTTGAACAAGTCGGCGACGCTGTTTCGGCGCAAGTATTATGACAACGGGTCGCACGCCGGCTTCATTCTCTACATGACGGACACGGCGCAGCAGTCGGCCGACGTCGATGCGCTGCGCGAGGCGCTGAAGAATTCCAAGGGGCCGGGCAACTTCCGCAACCTTTTCATGTACGCGCCCAACGGCAAGAAGGATGGGCTGCAGTTGATTCCGATCAGCGAAGTGGCGGCGAAGGATGATTTTGCGTCGATCAAGAACACCAGTCGCGACGACATCTTGGCTGCGCACCGTGTGCCACCGCAATTGCTGGGGATGATTCCTACGAATGCCGGTGGGTTCGGCGATGTGGAGAAGGCAAAGCAAGTTTTTATGGAGAACGAAGTGGTGCCCATACAGGCAAAAATGCTGGGGTTAAATGCCATGCTCGGAGTGGAGGCATTTCGCTTTTGATTCCAGGACGATTGGCTGGCTAAAGCCTCCAATTAGCACTTAAAAACACTGGCGCCACTTGCGATTAAGTAAGTACATTGTGGACAACTGCTTGATCGCAACTTGAATGTGTTTTTAGTTCGACATTAGCACCCGTTGGCTCTGTTCATTGATTTGCGGGCATCAACGATGCGAAGCAGGTGTGATGCGAGCATCACCATTTCTTGAGCCTCGCGCGAGTCAGCAATGGTCACCGTTCGATGAGAATGTGGATTTTTGTATGAACCGATAGCGCCGGCGAACAGATGAGCAAGCGCTTCGCGCTCAGCCTTGGGATGAGACATGTCGGTCAGCGGCCCGTGGTTTGCGTCGAAGGCTTTTCGCATAAGGTCAGTGCCGACATCGGTCGGCGCTAAGGCAGAAGCTTCGCGCACCGCTACTTCTACAGACTTGAATGCTGCAAAAACCGCTTCATCTCGGTCGCCGCGCGAAAGGCTCAACCACACCTTGTCTGCAATGCTCGGGTGCAAAAGCGATTTTGGAAAGGAGATGGTCTCTTTGTAGGTGCGGAAATCAGCATCCGACGATATAGCGGCACCACGCCTGCTCAGTACGCACCAGCCGTTCCTACCATTGGGATCACTGGCGGGAACGATCAGGCCATTCACTTGAAGCCAGTTCCACGCCTCGGCCATAGCAATATCAACGTCGTTCTGACTTGTTCTTGGGTACTGACCGGCGGTATTCGGACCAAGTGCGAAAGTTTGAGTTGTCGAGCTAAGCAGGAACATACCGTTTTGTTGGTTTTGCTTTGCTAACCGAAGGAGTATCGGCGCCAGCTCTTCGGGGGCCATGGCAAGCAACACGTTAACGTCGGGAACAATTTCGTATAGGTTTTTCAATGCAATCCCCTGGCTACCTTACGGTTTACGAAGATTCAAAATGTTCCCGACGCTTAGTACAAACGATTGCGTGTCAAGAAAGTAGTTGGGATAAGCTTTTCGTAACCCTCGCACAGAGCCGCCAGTAATCAACACTGGGTCTAGCTTTGCTCCGTTTCGAACTCGCTCTTCCACGAGCGCATATTCGCGGTTGGCGTCCTCTTGGTTTGAGGCCGCGAAAGATCTGATCGTCAATCTCCGAATGCTTGTATCCAAAACAACCAGATGATAGCTGCTCGTTGGAGCTCCACTTGTCGTGATTCTGTCCGCTGCGACTGTGAACCCATCCAACTTGGCCAATACGTCTAGCTTCTTTTCTAAATGGAATAGATGTTCGCGTATCTCTTCGACATCCTTGCCAACATACATTTTCGGGAGTGGAGATTGCTCTAATTGCGCGAAAGAGGCGCTAGCAGCTCGAAAGAAGTTTGCCCACTCTTGTGAAGGCTTTCCTAGCTTAATTGCCTCGCCCAAAAAAGCGTCAACGGTTTCGACCGCGGTAGCCCAGGCGTGTTGGAGTTTTGAGCGAAGCTGCAACTCGACGTGTAATCCGTTGTACTCAGGTACTTTTCGCGAACGATATTCATAGACTAAGTGAACGCTTCGATAGCCGTCGTCCTTCGGTTCTTTTATATAGTCCTTCTCGTTGACCAAATCATGGTCAAAGCGACTTGTCAGATAGCTTTGATGCAAACGGCGCACCTTGGGCAAGTTTTCAGCAATTGCGCGTAATCCTGCAATATCCTGCATCTGGGGGAGCTTCATGGTTTTGAAGCGTCGCAACTTGGCGATGACTGATGGTGCGCGCTTGAGTCGTTGCCCGACCGTCGCGTTTTTATCAATTGTCTTCAGTTTCTCTCGCAATGTTGCTTGAAATGTATTGAGCGGATAGCCATGGATCGCACGCCAGTTCGTTAGGGCCTCCAAGGCCCAATCGATATCCATATCAGTCGCACTTTCTGAAGCCAGTATTTTCCCCGCCCTTATGACTTCGCTTCGCCCATAGGCAGGTTGTACATAGGTCATAGATTTGCTCATTACCTAGTGTCCTAGTCGTCGTGCTGTCCTCGGTGCTGGCAATCTCGGCTTTTAATATTCAATAAAGCGAGTTGGATCGCTTGGGCTCACCACCAGAATTTTGTCCCATCCTGCGGGTCGCTTGGCATGCTCAAGAAACTGCTGCTTGTCAAAGTCATTAAGACCCAGTCCGATGTGATCCACGAGCGCAAGCCACCATTCGCGGTATTTGCTTCGGAATTTGGTGATCTTCTGTAACTTCTCTTTTGCGCAGTGTTCGATATTTGCCAACATCTCGGCGACAATAAAGCCGCCAGATTGATCGTCACTGTGGCCACCCATTAAAAAATACGTTGGGTAAGCCTGTGTTGCTTTAAATACTTCCAGTTCAAACCCGTTCTCTGAATAGATGCGGACAATTCCAGCACTGCTCTGGCTGGCCTGCTTTTGAAATGCAACGAGCGCAGACTTTAGTTTCGGCTCAAGCTGCTTCCATGGGGCGACAGGGCGACTGAAACGGTAGAAAACAAACCAGCTTTGATCGGTGCTCGATCCAAGCGATTCCACGAGCTTTTTAACTTTGTTCCAGAGCGGAATCGCGGCTTCTTCTAGCCCACGTTTCCCATCCCCTGAATCATGATTTTGATTGAGGCGGCGAACCTCAACGGCAATTCGCCCATCTGCTAAAAAGTCCGGGGGCACATTTCCGTCTGGCTCGTAAACTACGCTGCTAAATCCGAGGTGTTGCAAGAGCGCTTGGACGGTGGCCTCAGATGCATCCATTGAGCTGCTCCCCCCTAAGAAGTCCCTGATATCGATACGGTACCTGCGGACCCGCCTCTGCATACACCGTCACGGATTCTAGGAATTTACGACAAGAGTGGCCCTGTCGTCTCGGGTGATTGCCTTGCGACTCCATTCCAGCTTCGCTATGTCCAGGTATGTAGCCGGCGGCGCGCGCGGTCGTCCCCCCTCCTCGCCTGCGCGCTTCCCCCGTCGATTTTGATGCAGGTGACGCAAGCGGCAGGGTTTGGATACGTGGCCGCGTGTGCGGGATGCTGGCCGGGGCGATCGTGACGCGAATTGATGCGGCAGGCACGTTTTTTTGGCCGGATGCTGCGAAAGGCACAGCGGGACTCGGTTTCGAAAAAGGTAATCAAGGTAACCAGGTGCCTGAAAAGTGGCCCAAGTTATTGTTTGTAGATGGGAATATTGGGTTACGGAGAAAGGTAATCTAAAGGTGATAAAAATTACCGTTCTCCGTAAGTGCTTGAAAATGAAGGGCTAGTGCCATCAAAGAAATTACCTTTTAGGAAGGTAATCAGATCACCTTAAATTACCTTCTGATTACCTTTTCCGCCCTTCGCTAACTCTTTGATCTACCGTTAGAAATGAGGCACTTCGCCGGGCCGATTACCAAAATTACCTTTTTCCGACGATGCCAGACATTGGGGCTACATATATAGGTGGTCCGCCGTCATCGTTCGCTGTTGTCTGCACTTCTACCTTCTCCATCATGGTGACCACCTCGACCAGTTGTGCACTGATGGCACGCGTTTGCGTGGCCATCAGTGTGTACAGGTGTTCGGCGTCGACCATGCCGGCACGAAGGCCGGCGGTCATGCCCGCTGCCAAGCTTTCCAACGCTGCGACATGGTGTTGTGCGTGGGCGATCAATGTGAGAAGTGTTGCTGCTGTAGTCATCTAGTTATTCCCTTCTGTTCCTCCGGACAACATCGCTGCGCTGTTGGGTGCACGCAAGGGTCTTGAGTGATGACCCAAGAAAAAAGTAGAAATGGGCAATCAGCGTTAGCGCGCTTTTACGTCTTCCGGTTTCAGATGCGTGTATCGCTTTAGCGTTGCCCACGAGGTGTGAAGCGTGAACTGCGCAACTTCCTGGATTGCGTACCCCCGTTCGAACAAGCGAGAGGTGCATTCATGGCGAAGGTCATGAAACCGAAGATTGCGAATGCCGAGCACTTTGCACGCTCTGGTAAATGCGGCGCTGATGGACTTATGGTTGTACGGGAACACGCATGCGTTCTGGTCGTCGCGCGGTTGGCGACTAATAATTTTCCACGCTTCTGGTAGTAGACGAAAGCTACGCCGGTTTCCTTTCTTCTGGCGTGGATGCTTGACGTCATCGAGCCAGGCGATGCCCTTTTTCTTGTCAAGATCAACCCACTTGATGCGCGTGATTTCTTCTTCGCGCCGAGCAGTAGCCAAGGCGAAGAGATATATGTCGAGCATTGGAATTACTGCGCGCACGTCGCGGTAAGTGAAATGCTCGACGAGAGCCTTGTGTTCCGAATCTTCAAGCCTGCGATCACGATGACGAGATTTCGCAAGCATTTTGCGCGTGCGTAGTTCGTGTCGCGCATCGTTCAGCACTTCCAGGTTTGCTGCAACGCCAAGCGAGGGACGAGCGGACCTAAGAACCTGGCCAATCCATATAAGATCATTGCCTATGGTTGCAGGCCCTGCGCCTTCCTCAGCCCTGGTGTACGCGTGCTGTAAATAGTCGGCAACGGTCAGCGATGGAGCAGGGCGCTTGGCAATCTCATAGTTTTCCAGGCGCTTGAGGTCTGCTTCTTTTGAGCGTCCCCAATCCGCTGTCTTGCCAACTTCCTCGCGATACCATTTGATCAGCTCGCCCAGCGTGTAGCGTTTGCCGAATGGTTCGCCTCTTGCTCGGCTACTATCTAGTTCCGATTCGCGACGCCGCATCCACTCGGTGGCGTGTGCTTTGCGGCCAAACGTTTCGGATTCAGTGTGGACGACTTTTCCTGCTTTTTTAATTCGGACGATGGCCGTATATCGAGTTGCGCCCTGTTTGTTGGTGCGCGTAAGGATCGTTCCCAC